ATGCCAAAAACAGAAGAAACACACTTGCGAAAAGGCGACACGATCAAATGCGCTGATGCAGAGGATTGCGTGAGGACAATGAATGAGTTGGCGGTCTGTGGGATAGAGACGGATTTCCTGTACGAAAAAGATGGAGAGAGTGGTTTATGGTTGGAAATAACGGGAGGAAAATTAGATGAACGAGAAGAAAGTTAAAGAAGCGATAGGAAGGCTTCAAGTTGAGAATAATGCGAAAAGAGAAATGATAAAGTATAATAAAGCATTTTTCCAGAAACAAGATAACAGTTATTTGGAAAGTGATATTGAGGTTTATTGCGCAGCAATCGAAGCACTAGAAAAGCAGTTGCCGAAGAAAGTAGAAAACTGGAATGGACAAGCATCGTGTCCTGGATGCAAAAAACTGTTTGGAAATATGGCAGATATAAAAATGCTTCGTTATTGGGATTTTGATTGCTGCAATCATTGTGGACAGAGATTAGATTGGAGTGAGTAACATGGAAGAATTGAAGAAATGTCCATTTTGTGATTCCGACAGAGGATATTATATGCTGGAAAGAGTACATAGAACTTTATTGTTTAATTTTGACGGTGAACCGATCGGAGGAACAGAAGATGTTACAGATTATGCAGGACGCAGGAAACAGTGTATCGATTGTGACAAGATACTCCCGAGGAAACTGTTTGAGGAAGTGATGGAAAAGTAAATTATTATTCCAAATTTCAGAAGAGCATTTGGAAAAATATTTTGAACTGTTGGAGGTGGAGTGATGAACGCATTAGAGAAAATCGTGGAAGAAATCGAATCCATGAAAAATGACGCCTACGAAACACTGAAGGAAGAAAAGAAAAGACATGGAGCGAGCAAAACAGCAGAAGAGCTGGAAAGCTATATTTATGGCTTGACCTGTGCAGTAGATATTGTGGAGAAGTATGCAGATAAGGAGAATGTGGAATGAACGTATTAGAGAAGATTTTGGAAGAGATAAGTGAAGTTGAAAAAGAGTATGTAAGTGGACATAAGGTGTTGTATGCGTTAGGTGCTACAGTCATGGCAACCAAAATTAGTGGTATTATCCGTTCACACATGGACGAAGAGAAAGATGATGGTTGGATTTCAGTAAAGAAGAGGTTACCAGAAGGAAAAGAGGTAATTGCGCAGAACAAAGATGGTGAAATGTTGATTGGCTATGTGTATTACTCAGAGGAAATGGAGTGGTATGAATGCGTATCTGAAAGTATGTATTTAACCAACGTAATTGCATGGCAGCCACTACCAGAACCATACAAGGAGGAATAACATGGACATTTTAATTACAATCGCATTCCTAGCCCTGTACTATATCCTGGGGCTTGGAACAGTGATTACTTTAAAAACAGGAATCGAAGAGGATGTAGAACTTGAAGGCGCGGATTACCTTCTGGCTGGAGGGTTTCCGATACTGTTGTTTGTAATTTTTTTAGATTGGATCGTGCGAAAGATAGTGAGGTAGGATGATGAAAAAATTTAACTGGGATGAATTTAAAAATAAAGACAATAAGATTGCGGTGAATTGCAAGACCGAAGAGGAAGCAAAAGATTTCTGCAGGCAGATGCACGGACAAGGGATGAAGTGGCGTAACGGAGAAAGCTATTTGAAAAATACAAATTACTATATGCACAACGAAGGAATGTGTTATTACGGTGATGGAGAATGGTCATCTTTAGATATTGCAGAAAATTACAATTATAAAATACTGGAATGGAGTGATTACATGCAGAAAGAATTTACAAAGGCAGATTTGAGAGACGGGATGGTAGTTGAGTACCGCAGTAAAAGTTATGGGAGAAGGCTCGTTATAGGAGACATGTTGATCGGAGCAGAAGGAAGTCATCGGCTCATATACTACAACGAGGATTTAATAGATGCAACTGGAGATAAAGATTTTGATATCATGCGAATATACAAGATCCAGCACGTATCACGATTTAACGAAATCCTGCTATACTCAAACCTCGAACTTATCTGGGAGCGCAAAGAATCAAAGAAAATGACAGTGGAAGAAATGCGACAAAAGCTTGAAGAGCTGACAGGAGAGGAAATTGAGGTGACGGCATGAGAGGAGCAACCTTAAAGCATAGGCGTGGCAAGAAAGAAATGAAGCAGGATCAGAAAGATCACTATGCAGGAATGGCAGAACATGATCCAACGGAAGGAGCGAAAAGGTGGATGCAGAGTCAACCATATAAGACGCACACGGTGGAGGACTGCTTAAGAAAATGGGGAGTAGATACGAAAGGGAGTGTTGCCAGTGGACAAGAAAACACTGAAAAGGTATAAATCGAATAAAGATAGACTTATCCGGATTGAGGAGCAAATACAGGAACTATGCGAACGAGAGTCAACTGTTGTCATGGGGAAGGTAACGGGATCCAGTGTAGATTTTCCATACACGGAAGTACGGACATCCGTACAAATGTATGATCCTTACGAGGAAGAGAATATAAGACGTCAGATCAGAAGAAAAGAAGCAGACAGGCTGCGGATTCTGAAAGAGCAAAAAGAAGTAGAGGACTACATAAATGGGATTGATGATCCGGAGATTAAGGAGATATTTGAGTTATCGTTTCTCGAGGGTAAGAAGCAAATAGAAGTTGCAGAAATTGTTGGATATAGCAGAGGGAGAATTTCGCAAAAAATAGGCGAACAACTGAAAGATTAACACAATTAACATTATACTTATGCTATAATTATTCTAGAACGATTATATATTGTTTTAAATTCCCTAAACAGAACACCGCTGGACTTTACCCTTTCTCGTCTGGCGGTGTTTTTATGCCGTGGTCAGTTGGGACAAGCGGGTTCGATCCCTGCACACGGCTTTGTGATGTAAGGTTTGCGGCTTACCAGCTGGGGTTGCTGTAGGGAGTGCACACCGGCTTTACATCACAAATGGTACCAAAACGCAGATATCCGCAGATCTGCAAAACAAACAAATATAGATTCAGCAATCTATATTTAGTGTAATCAGCGTACCCGAGTGCGGATAGGGTAAAGGGTGTCAATAAAAGGCATCCTACGGGTGTATAGCTCAGTTGGTAGAGCGATCGGCTGTTAACCGATGTGTCGTAGGTTCGAGTCCTACTATACCCGTTGTGGACTACTGCAAGCTCCTTTTTTGTTTATATAATTTTCGATTGTGTACTTGGTTATTTTGGTTTTTTGTTGGCATTTGTAATTCTTTCAGCAGTAGTCCTACATTCTTGGCATCCAGAGATGGGTGCTTTTATTATGTTATAAAGGTGGTGAGTCGGATGGCAAAAGGTAAATATCAAGAGTGGCTAGAGCCGGAAGGCTTGCTAAAGATAGAGGGATGGGCGAGAGATGGTCTGACGGATGAGCAGATTGCAGATAATATCGGGATTTCCAGAAGCACATTAAATAGCTGGAAAGACAAGTATTCGGACATTTCGGACACCCTAAAAAGAGGAAAAGAGGTCGTTGATCGTCAAGTCGAGAATGCTTTGCTAAAACGTGCGCTTGGATATGAGTACACGGAAACGACCAGAGAATATATACCGGAACTCGATGAAATAAAAACTACGAAAAAGGTCACAAAGCAAGTAGCGCCGGACACTACAGCCCAGATCTTCTGGTTAAAGAACCGGAAACCGGACAAGTGGAGAGATAAGCAGGAATATGAAGATAGGACAGCGATTGAGAAGCTGGATGAAATTTTGAAAGGATTGCATGACAATGCAGCTAAGCCAGAAACAAAATGAGTACATAATTAACGCTACGCACAGATGGAATATTAAATCCGGTGCGGTACGTTCCGGAAAGTCTTTTGTAGATACTGCTTATATTGTTCCAAAAAGAATCCGAGATAGAGCTGGACTCCCCGGCTTAAATGTAATAATGGGAGTCTCTAAAGAATCCATTGAGCGAAACGTGCTCCAACCGATGAGGGAAATCTATACCAGTGATCTGATCGGGAACATCAATAACCGGAATGTGGCTAGAGTATGCGGCGAGGATATCTATTGTCTCGGCGCGGAAAAGGTCAGCCAAGTCGCAAAGATACAGGGAGCATCCATTAAGTATTGTTACGGGGATGAGATTGCAAAGTGGAACAAAGAAGTCTTCCAGATGCTGAAATCCCGTCTTGATAAGACATATTCCTGCTTCGATGGAGCTTGCAACCCAGAGAATCCTACACACTGGTTAAAGGAATTTATCGACAACAAAGAACTGGACATATACTTGCAGAAATACACGATTTTTGACAATCCATTTCTTGATCCAGAATTTGTAAAGCAGCTCTGCAAAGAATACGAGGGCACAGTTTACTACGACAGATTAATTCTCGGGCTCTGGAAGAGAGCAGAGGGAGCAATTTACCGAAAATTCGCAGATCATCCAGAAGAATTTATAAAAGAGCCGGCTGCATCAGATTTGACAGAAATTGTTATTGGTGTGGACTTTGGTGGCAATAAGTCTGGTCATTCGTTTGTAGCGAGAGGATACGACCGAGACAACAACGTGTACGGATTGAAGAGCGTCCGGCACATGAACAAGGATTTTAAAGACGGGATTGACTCCAACATACTGAATGATCTGCTTATCAAATTCGTGGACGAGGTGCAAGACAAGTATGGAAAAGTAGATTTTGTCTATTGGGACAATGCAGAGACTACGCTCGGCCAGAGTATCCGAAACGCTATGCTCAAAGCTCATCCGGCCACGATTGTAAGACCGGCCAAGAAAATCAAAATAAATGACAGAATAGAATGCGTCTTAAAGCTCATGGGAGCTGGGCGCTTTTTTATTACAAATGATTGCGAAACATTATCAACCGGATTGCAAGAGGCTGTGTGGGATGAAAAAGCGATGAAGGATGACCGACTGGATGACGGTAGTAGTGATATTGATACACTGGATGCATTTGAGTACACGATAGAACGTGATATTAAGATGCTGACAGAGTGAGGTGCAAGATGTTTAAGTTTATTAACAAGGTTATTACAGGAGTGTTTAACATGATAAGCAGGACAACGATGAAGCAGGTGTTGAGAGAATCTCCTGCAATTACAAGCACGATGGTGCAAAAAATAAATGAATGGAACAGTATGCTGTCCGGGAATGCATACTGGTGCAAAGATTATGTAACATCCCTAAAAATCGAGCAGGGGATATGCAGAGAGTTTGCGGATGTAGTCTTGTCAGAGATGGAAATTAAAATCTCAAATGACAAGCTCCTGAAGCTGTTTGAGAACGCCGCGGAGAGCCTGAACGAAAACTTGCAGGACGGTCTAGGGCTTGGATCTTTTTGCTTAAAACCGCTTGGAAATGGACAAGCAGAGTTTGTGACAGCAGACAAGTTTATCCCTGTAAGTTTTGGAAACGATGAGAAACCGAACGATATCGTCTTTCTGGACTTCCGAGATATTGACGATTCCAAGTACTATGTACGATTGGAGCGGCACAGCATAAAAAACGGATTTCTTGAGATTACAAACGAAGCATACAGCTCGTCTAGCAGATATGGATTTGACCGTAAAATCCCGTTGGAAAGCCTAGAAGCATGGACAGGACTCCCGGAGCACGCAGCATATCTGGGAGTGAAAGAAATGGATTTTGGATATTACCGGAATCCGATCAAGAACAGGATTGATGACACGCCTTGTGGTGTGTCTATTTTTGATTGTGCGATCGATTTGATCAGGAAAGCGGACGTGCAGAGCGCAAGAATAGACTGGGAGTTTGAGTCTGGTGAGAGGGCGATCCATGTGGATGCTGCGGCTATCAAGCGAGAGCCAGACGGACAGAACGGTATAGCGAAATTAAATAAAAAATTGTATCGAGGGATTGACGGCGAAGAGGGATTTTTTAAAGAATTTTCGCCGGAGCTTAGAGACCAGAACTTGATTAACGGTCTAGAGAACTACTTTAGACAGATCGAGTTTGTAGTTGGCCTTGCGTTCGGGGACTTAAGCAATCCGCAGAGCGTGGATAAGACAGCCACAGAGGTTAAGGCATCAAAAAACCGGAAATACAATCGTGTTAAAGCAATCCAAGATAACTTACGAGATTGCTTAGAGGATTTTGTGAGAGGTCTGGCGTTCCACGAAGGAATGCTTCATTCAGGATATGAGTTTATCTGCAGTTTTAAAGACTCAATTCTGACAGATGAGGAAACGGATCGCCAGTTGATGCTAAATGAGATAGCGGCCGGAATTAGATCACACTGGGAATACAGGGTGCGATTCCTTGGAGAGGATGAAGAGACTGCAAAGGCGAATGTGCCGGATCAAGGTGGAGTAATGGAGTGATAGGTGATGAGCAAGCCAGATGTCGAAAAAATGTCTCTTAGGATGGAATCTATATGGATGGATGCTGAGAACCGAATCATACAGGATATTGTTCGCAGAATCAGAAAGGCCGGAAAGATCACATCCACTGCCGATTACCAGATTAACAGGCTGGCGGAGATGGGAAAGAGCACAGAGGAGGTAGAAAAAATCCTAAAAGATGCTCTGAAAGCTGCATATCCGGAGATGTTTAAACTCTACGATGAGATAGCAGAGTGGCAGTATGTAAGGGATAAGGGCTTATATGAGCAGATCAACCGGGAATTTATTCCGGCAGAGGAAAACGAACAGCTCAAACAGGTGTCGCAGGCCGTCAGGAAGCAGACACAGGATGAGTTGCAGAACCTTGCAAGGTCTTATGGATTCTCTGTGCTTATGGGAAATCGGCGTGTGTTTATGCCATTTTCCGAGTATTACCAACGGTATGTAGATATGGCGATCATGGATGTATTAAGCGGTGCGTTTGACTATAACACAGTCATCCGGAGAGTTGTCACGCAGATGACAAACAGTGGGTTAAGGACTGTAGATTATGCCACCGGATACAGTAACAGAGTGCATGTAGCAGTCCGCAGAAGCGTATTAACTGGAGTATCGCAGATCACAGGAGAACTGAACAAGATTAACGCCGAGAAACTGGGTACAAATTATTACGAGGTTGACTGGCATCCGGGAGCCAGACCGGAACACCGCAAGTGGCAGGGAAAAGTATACAGCAAAGAAGAACTGGTGTCTGTGTGCGGCCTTGGAACTGCTACTGGCCTACAAGGAGCTAACTGCTACCACGATTATTACCCATTTGTAAAAGGTGCGTCTGAACGGCAGTGGTCGGATGAATGGTTGAGAAAGCAGAATGCCATAGAAAACAAAACAAAGAGGTGGCAAGGTAAAGAGTTGGATGCTTACGGAATTACGCAGCAACAGCGGAGGATGGAAACCGCAATGAGAGCGCAGCGGTCTAGGATCATGGCACTCAAGACTGCCAGAGCAGATCCAGACAATATATTGACCATGAGAGTAAAATACAAAGCCCAACTGTACGAATACACAAAGTTCTGTCGGAAGATGGGCGTAGAACAACAAAGAGAACGGATATACATGGATATGTTAGGGAGAGTCGCATAGGCGGCTCTTTTATTTTGTCCTGCCAGATGACGAGAAACTGGGTACTTACTTGAGACATGTGGTGCGACCACGAGAAAAAGCGAAGCGAAAGGAAGATGAAACATGAAAAGAGAGTTTTTAGAAGAAATGGGATTGGAAAAAGAACAGATTGATAAGATTCTGGACGCCAATTCCACAGATGTCGGTAAAGCAAAGAAAGATTGTGACAACATCAAATCGGAGCTTGATACGACAAAGCAGCAGCTTACAGACGCAAACAAAGCCATTGAGGGATTCGGAGACTATGAAGAAATCAAAGGTCAGGTAGCCGATTACAAAGCAAAATACGAAGCATCCGAAGCAGAGAAAGCGCAGATTAAACAGGATTATGAGTTTAATGGAAAACTTGAAGCCGCAGCTAAGAAGCACGGTGCGAGAGCTTTAAAAGCGGTTCTTCCGTACTTAAAAACGGATGATCTGAAAGCATCCAAAAATCAGGATACGGATATTGAAAATGCATTCAAAGACCTGAAAGAGAACGAAGAAAGCAAATTCCTGTTTGCGGATGATGAACCGATTAAAAATCCAGTGTTTGGAAGCGGAGCCGAGAAGCCAGGTGCGTTTGATGCTGTAGCTGCTGCTATGGGACTCACAGAAAAAGATTTTAAATGATAAGGAGATAAGATATGCCAAATTCAATTACGCTTAGAAAACAGTATTCTACGATGCTCGACCTCGTGTATAAGAAAAGTTCACTGACATCTATCTTAGATGGCCCGAGTGAGCTAATCCGAGAGGGAGCGAATGCAAACGAAATTTTGATTCCGAAAATGTCCATGCAGGGACTTGCAAACTATGATAAGTCCTCTGGATACGTCAACGGTGATGTAACTCTGGACTACGAGACAGTTAAATGCGACTACGACAGAGGTCGTAAATTTAATGTAGATGCAATGGATAATATTGAGTCTGCTGGCGTAGCATTTGGACGTCTTGCAGGGGAGTTTATCCGCACACAGGTAGTTCCTGAGTTGGATGCATGGAGATTTTCAAAATATGCGCAGATTTCTGGTATCACAACAGCGGAAGGCGCACTGAACGATGGAAAAGCAGCACTTGCAGCATTAAGAGTTGCGAGAAATGCAATTGAAGATGCAGAGGGAGATGTATCTACATGCTATCTGTTCATCAATCCGGCATTGGTTGGAATGGTTGAGGACTTAGATACAACTGCATCCAGAAGAGCACTGGAAGGATGGGCTGGCATCGTGAAAGTACCGTCCGCAAGATTTTATACAAAAGTTGACTTGACGGCAAACGGTGCTGGTGGATTCGCTAAGAATTCAGACGGAAAAGCAATCAACTTTATGGCAATTGACCGGAACGCGGCTATCCAGTACCAGAAACACACAGTTCCGAAGATTATTTCCCCAGACCAGAACCAGGCTGCTGATGCTTATATGTACGCATACAGAACAGTCGGAATGTGTAATGCCTACGAAAATAAAGTAAAAGGAATTTACTGTCATCACGTGGGGGAATAGCACCCCCTGAAGACCTCGCCTTGGTAGGCAGGGGGAAGATTGGAAAGGCAAAAGTAGGTAAAACAAAATAGCGAGGTGATAGTATGGCGTACACAAAGAAAGACTGGAAAGACGGAGAAGTAATTACAGAAGCAGCAATGGACAACATTGAGAACGGCGTATCTGCAAATGATACAAAAAATACACAGCAGGACGGAAAAATCAGCGAGATCGAGGGAAAACTCGTTAATGCAGTTGCCGGATCTAAAGATGGTTTGATGTCTAAAGAGGACAAAACGAAATTAGATGGCATTGCAGCACAGGCAAATAAATACACTCTTCCAGCGGCGAATAAAACAACGCTGGGCGGCGTGAAACAGATGTCTTTGATTGCAGATTTGTCCACAGAAACAACAGCTGACCTGAAAAATAAAATCAATGCGATTCTTGCGGAGATGAAAAAACAGGGGATTATGGCGAATCAGTAAGGAGTACACATGTTAGTAGATTACAAATACTACATTGAGGACTTTGGTGGAGAGAAAATCTCCACTGAGTCCGCGTTTAAAAAGACTCGTGATCTTGCAGATGTTTATATGGATGATTTCACATCCGGAAGAGCAGAAAGCGACACGGAAAATGAGCACCGTATCAAATCGTGTCTTTGTGAGATGTGCGATGTCATCTATAATTCGACAGTAAATGATGGAAAGATCGTAAAATCCGAAAATACAGACGGGTACTCTGTGTCTTATGTGACAGAGTGTGTTGACGGACAGGATGCAAATAAAGTACTTGAATCCAAGCTGTACCGGATTGCGAAAACATATCTTGGCAATACTGGATTGCTTTATCGAGGGATATGTTAACGAACACAGATGTTACACTGTACAGCCGAAAATACAACCCGTCTACTCGGCTGGATGAATGGGAGCGGATATATATACCTGAGGTATGGTGGTATAAAAACGAAAAGTCGCAGATCACGACAGATGGATTAAAGCAAGCAGACACCTACACGGTCAGAATCCCGGATACGAGCGTGGAAATTAAGAAAGACGATTACCTTGTAAAAGGCGATTGCAAGGTTGACATGCAGACGATTAAGGACTTGGACGGACTGGACAAGACTAGAATTACATCTGCAAACTACAATACTTTTGGCGGCAATCCGCATATTAAGGTGGTGGGAGTGTAGTGGCAAAAGGAAAGAAAAAATTTAAGATTGAGACACCGAGAGGTAAGATATCAACTTACACGATTTCCAAGGGAGATTTGAAAGGAAGGACAATAGCGAGACTCGACTGGAATCCGAACTTTAAACCGAATATGGAATCTGGTTTCGCAAGCGCACAGGAGTTTGTTGACTCTGAATGCATCCGGCGTATGAACCCGGAGACTCCAAGACGGACAGGAGTACTTGTTAAGTCAGCAACCCTTGGAACCGTAATTGGAAGTGGTGAGATCAACCAGATTGCACCTTATGCGCGTAGACAATATTATGAGCATAAGGAAAAATCACGATGGTTTGAGCGCATGAAAAACCGTCATAAAGACTCTATCCTGAAAGGAGCGGCTAAGTATGTCAAATCTAATTGACAGCGTCAGATCATACATTCTCACATGTCCGTTTTTAAGTGATGGACGTGTGAACGTGGACTACATTGGAACGGATATGGGGTATTCTGTTGATCCTCTTCCGTGCGATCCGATTATCCAGAGATACATGGACGGTGGGTCAAAGAAACAGTTCCAGTTTGCGTTTACGAGCCAAGAGGAATACGATCAGGACGCAAGAATCAATATCGAAAACAGTGGATTTTTCCAGAGCTTCGAAGAGTGGTTGGAACAGCAGAGTTTTAACGACAACCTCCCAAAACTCGAAGAAAAGAAGAACCCAATATCAATCGAAACTTTAAACAGTGGTTACTTGTACGATATCAACGAGGAAAAAGCTAAGTATCGTATTGAGTGCCGCTTAATTTATACACAGGAGGTATAAGTATGTCAGGAACAGTACCAAAATTAGTAGGCAGACACCTGCGAGTAGCGTTTTTAAACACGGATGCAACAGGCAGTTCGCCAAAATTCGATAGAATGACCAATTTTACCGCAATGACAAACGGAAAAAACCCGAAAGAGTATTCCAGACAGTACGTGGATGAAAGCACCGAGAGATCAGATGTAGTTGGATATGCTCCGGCTACAGAGTACTCTTTTGATATGTATGCAGGGAATCCTGTACATGAGCGAATTGCAAAAATCCATGACGGTGAGAAAGTTGCGGATGATGCACATGTGGAAGTGGTCACGGTGGATTTTTACAAAAAAAGCGCAACAGGTGATAAGTGCTACGCCACGAAAAGGACTTACGCAGTTATCCCAGATTCCGATGGAGATGGAACGGACGCATTGGTTTATAGCGGATCACTGAAAGCTGTATCCGAAATCGAGGAAGGATATGTTACAGAGACTGATATTACATCCAAGACAGTTACTTACGCCAAGGGAGATTACATGGGGGAGTAGCTGCCGCCGATTTTAAGGCGGTAAAAAATACGAGAAAGAATAGGAGAGTGAGCCAATGAGCCAGTGGAAATTTAATAATTTTGAAACAGACATCGATTTTACAGACGCAGATTTTATGGAGAAATTCGAGGGATGCTACGAAAAAATGGTTGAGGAATCTGAAAAAGTACCGAAAGTCGGAAAAGTATCCGAGATCACGAGAGCGCAATGTAAGGTTTTCAATGATTTTTATGATCGATTATTCGGAAACGGAACGAGTGGGAAAATGTTTCTCGGCAAGAACAGCATGGACATGAGAGTTAAAGCCGCCAATTCACTGTTTGATTTACGGAACAGCGAGCAGTCCAGATATAACAGTATGGTAAACAAATATACACCAAACAGGAAAGCTAGGAGAGGGGCGAAGAAGAACCGATGAACCTCTTCTATGAATCACTCCCGACATCGGTAATTGTAAATGGAAAGCCCGTGAGAATCAGAACCGATTTTCGGGACTATATCTCTCTTCTGGATATGATAAAAGATAAAGATGTTAAGTCTGTGGATAAGCTGTTGATTTTGAGTGAGTATTTTCTCGACGATGTCGAAATATCACAGCCTGCAATTGACGCATTATGCGACTTTATGAGTGCTGATTTTTCAGACGGAGAAGCCAGTCAAACCGGAACAGTGAGGCAGAAGAATCTTTTTTCCTTTTCCATCGATTATCCCTATATATTATCAGCATTTTTGCGCGATTACGGTATTGACTTGATTGATATTAAATATCTGCATTGGTGGAAATTCCGGATGCTTTTTGATGGATTATCAGAGGACAATGAGATCAAGAAAAGAATTATGTACAGAGGGATTGATCTGAGCGAAGTTAAAGATCCGGAAGAGAAAAAGAGAATCCAGAAAATCAAAAAACTGATCGAGTTAAAACAGGAAGAATTGACTGATTTTGAAATCGGTGACGCTTTTATGTAGGTGGATCATGAAAAAAGAACCAATATTAGTCCGAGATTGGATTAGATGCCCTGTGTGCGGCTGCAAACTTGCTATTGCAGACAATACAGCCAAAAGCCACGGTATCTACGTAAAATGTCGGACTTGTAAGAAAGAAATAGAAATTAAGAAATAAAGCACTTAAGTGAGCCTATGAGCCTGTGCTATCCAAGAATAGGAGGGATAGTATGGGTTATGATGGCTCATTAAAATTTGATACGGAAATAAATGAATCTGGATTTAATTCCGGAATTTCTAAACTTGGTGGAATAGCCAAGAAAGGTGCAGGAGTGGCAGTTGCTGCGGTTGGCGCTGTGACGGCTGCGCTTGGAACTGGTGTTGTAGCCGGAGTAAAATACAATGCATCCATAGAGTCTTACCAGACATCATTTGAGGTTATGACTGGATCCGCGGAAAAAGCTGCGGAAGTAATCGACAAATTAAAGAAAGTAGGAGCAGAAACGCCGTTTGAGCTTCCGGATTTAGCAGATACCACCCAGTTATTGATGAACTATGGCTTTAGCGCAGATGAAGCTATGGACAGTATGATGATGCTCGGTGATATTTCACAAGGCTCTGCCGAAAAAATGTCCAGAATTGCTACTGCTTACGGTCAGATGTCCTCTGCTGGAAAGGTATCGTTGGAAGATGTCAAACAGATGATCGAAGCCGGATTTAATCCACTGCAAGAAATTTCTGAGAGCACAGGGGAATCCATGGCGTCACTGTACGACAGAATCAGTAAGGGAACGATCTCTGTCGATGAAATTACAGCGTCCATGCAGAGGGCAACGTCTGAGGGTGGTAAGTATTTCCAAAGCATGGAAAAGCAAAGCCAGACGTTTAGCGGTCTGATCTCCACATTAAAGGACAATGCTCAACAGCTTCTTGGCGAGGTTGTAAAGCCGATATCCGATGGACTGACAGAGTCTTTGTTGCCTGCGGCGATTAGTGCAATTGAGCAGTTGACACAGGGATTTGAAGAGAACGGCGTTTCCGGTATGATTCAAGCAGCTGGAAATATCGTGAATGGACTATTTGCCGGAATGATGGAAAATGCTCCGTTGCTTATCTCTACAGGAATGGAGCTGCTTAATCAGTTCTTACTCGGAATCGCAACCGGAGTTCCAGCACTGATTACCAAAGGGTTTGAAATCGTAACTCAGCTCGTTCTTGGTATTTTGCAAAATCTACCGCAGTTAATCACGCAAGGAGCGGCGGTTATCACGAACTTTGTGAATGGACTTCTGTCGTCTCTTCCATCTGTATTGCAATCAGGCGTCCAGATGATTCTCCGCCTTGTGGATGGAATTATAAACAATTTGCCGGCTATCGTATCCGCTGCAGCTCAGGCGATAGCGCGGTTTGTAGCCAGCGTTGCAAGTAATCTTCCGCAGATTTTATCCACTGGGATTAAAATTATCGGAGAGTTAGCTTCTGGTTTGATTAGAGCAATACCAAACTTGGTTGGGAAAATACCGCAGATTATATCTGCGATCAAAGACGCCTTTTTAAGTGTTGATTGGCTTAGTGTTGGAGTTAACATCATAAAGGGAATTGCATCCGGTGTCGCTTCTGCAGCCGGACAGCTAGTAGATGCCGCTGTGAGCGCTGCTACAGATGCCTTGAATTGGGTTAAAAGCAAACTTGGGATCCATTCCCCATCCCGTGTATTTAGGGATCAGGTCGGGAAAAACATGGCTCTCGGTATCGGGGTTGGATTCGAGGATAATATCCCATACAAAGACATGGAAAAACAGGCAAACAAGATGGTGTCCCGGATACAGGGAGCTGCTCTTGGTGTTACAACGTCTGCAAGCCCGACAGCAAGTGGATATGTCGCTTCCAGATCAGCGGTCAGAACGACAGATAATAGCGATCTGATCTACGCGGTAGATCGATTATCCAGACTCGCAAACCGACCGCTTGAAATTATCAACAAAATCGATTCCGTGGAGACATCCAGAGTACTTGCAACACCAATGGAAAAACAAATAGAAAAGAATTCAAGTTTTCGGAAGATGTTAGGAGGGGATAGAAATTGAGCCTATCAGTAAAATTTGACGATCAGGAACTCGGGCGATACTTAAGTGTATTGTCCGGGTTCTCTCCGTTTAGTGGAGCAAATAGAGAGTCGGGACTCCTTGACGGAGCAGAAAGTGCAAAAGGAGAGGATTTTGGCTATACAACATATAAATCAAAGACGCTTGAAATGCCATTTGAAATTAAAGGAGACATCTTAGCAAGCTATGATGCGATTCAGAAAATTTTAAACGTCACAGAACCGAAAAGGCTTGTGTTTGGGAATTATCCGGATCGCTATTTTTATGCTGTCCCTGACGGCAATTTTGATATAACACAGGTTGCAATGTTTGGAAAAGGCACAATCACATGGCTAATCCCTGACGGGGTAGCATACTCCACAGCAGAAAAACAATTCACTGGCGTCCAACAGAACGGATACCAGACCATTACCATTCAAAACAACGGCACCGAATGGGCAGATGTGGACTACGAGATCACACACAATCATGAAAACGGATTTATCGGACTTGTGAGCCAGTACGGAGTGATCCAGCTAGGGAAAGAGGAAGAAGCAGACGGAGAGAATTACAAAGCGTCTGAAAACCTGTTTGATGGATACAACCTGTTTCAAGACGATCATGGAACGTCTTACCAAAATCCAGAGAATACCACACAGGGGACGCTCGAAGTCAAGAATGTTGCCGGATATAACGTCATGGCATTAAAAGGTGGACAAGCAACATCCGGATACTGGAACGGTGGAATGAAAACACTTACTATCCCAGTGGACAGCGAGGGCAGACGTGGCGCAAAAAACTTTTACTGTTATACACAGCACTGGTTCGAAACCGGATTAATGGGGCAGACAGGAGCACAGACCATTGCATTTCTGACGGGAGATAACAAGGTGATTTGCGCTATGTCTATTAACAAGAGTGATACGGTTGGTAATACGGCTCGTATCGAGTGGTTTGCTCCCGGAAACACCTTAATCAGACGAGAAGAGTTCCAACCGACAGCCTACGAGGGCAATCCGTTTAACCTAAAAATGGGTGGCGGTCACAATGACTTCTTAAAAGAGGGAGATAAGCTGCGGATTTTCTGGTATGGCACTTACATGGAGCGAAATATACCGGAGATCAAGGACATGGAATGTGAGAAGATACAGGTCTGGATCGGACAGTGGGGAAGTAGAGATCTTGGAAATCAGCTGGTTACGCACAATTATTTAAAAAGTATCTGGTTTCGGAAAGACAATGTCGATAAGTATCAGGATGTGCCGAACCGATATCGTGCCGGAGATGTGGTGTCCATAGACGGAGAGAGTACAAAGGTCTATGTAAACGGGATGCCGGCAAAAGGAGATGAGATTAATGGATCCAATTATCCAAAAGTTCCACCGGGGACAACGGAAGTCCAGTTCTGCTATTCTTCCTTTTCATCTCCACCGCCGCATATTAAAGCGAAAATACGGGAGGTATACTTATAGTGGATAACATCAGAATTGCGATTTTAAGCGCAAATAACACACCAGTAGCATTTATGGACAACGGGCATAAAAAGTCCATGCACTACTGGGGAGATGAGCTGCACGAATACTTGCAGGGTACGGCGAATACTTACACTTTTACGGTAAATGCAAAGCATCCAGACGCGCAGCATGTCAAAGATGGGAATAAGGTAGCATTTACTTACAAGGGGAAATCATACTACTTAAACATTGTAAATACAGACCAAACAGAGCAGACAATCACTGCCACGGCATGGTCGCTGTCGTTTGAGTTAATCAATGAGGATGCCGGAGAGTACAAAGCCGGAGAAGCAATGAGCTTTGAGGAGTACCTTGCCGTTTTTGATGCTGAGAGAACACTAAAACTGGGGCTCAATGAGGTATCAGATAAACGGATCACCAATGAGTGGACAGGCACAACGTCTGTATTAAAGAGGCTATTTTCTCTGGCCAACGTATTTTCGGCAGAAATCGAATTCGAGACAGTACTGAACAGAGACTACTCTTTAAAAGAGATTGTCCTAAATGTATATCGGAAACACTCCGATACAGACAGCGGAGTCGGAGAATACCGGAATGACATCGTACTGAGGTACGGGAAAGGGATTACCGGAATCCGTAAAACCACAGATGCTGAGAAGCTTTACACCTGTATCCAGCCGACCGGGAAAGACGGGCTGACGATCAATGGACTGGACAAAAAAGAATACGATGAGAACGGGAATATCGAGTACTTTACAGACGGCGCAATCATCCGGGCACCACAGGCAAGAGACCGGTTCCCATCCAATATCGTAAATAAGGCTGATGCTTATATCCTGATGCGGAAAGAGTACGATACAGACAGCAAGGACAAGCTCTATAGTATGGCATTATCTGATCTTAAAACAGCATCCGAGCCGGTAGTGACCTACGAGGTGGATGGATATTTTGACACCAACATCGGGGACACCGTGAGGATGCAGGATCAGGAGTGGACACCAGTGCTTTATCTACAGGCGAGAGTGTCCGAACAGGTGCGCAGTCTTACCAATCCAAAGACGGCCAAGACTGTATTTACAAACTATAAAGAGCTGACATCCGAAATTTCGGATAGCTTGTTGCAGAGGATGCAAGACCTTATTAACAAAAATAAGGTTTATACTTGCTCTATCTCAACAAACAACGGCATTATCTTTAAAAATGGCATCGGTAGCACTACTCTGACAGCTTACGCTTACGATAACGGCGTGGATGTGTCAGGCAACCTTGAAATCCGATGGAGTAAAGACGGGAATGAGTTTTATGTTGGCAGGAGCGTGACGGTAAACGCCGAGGATGTGGATGTTAAGGCGGTTTACTCATTTACGGCTTACGAAAATGGCGTAAAGCGTGGGTATTATGAGGTCACAGTGACAGATGTATCCGATGGAGAGCCGGGAAAAGACGGAACAACGTATTACACATGGTTTAAATTTGCCGATGACGAATATGGAAACGGGATGTCCAGCAGTCCAGATGGAAAGGAATACTTAGGAATTGCCTACAATAAGGTGACTCCAGTAATGTCCAATAATCCGGAAGATTACCAGTGGGCAAGGATCACCGGAGAGGGCATACCCGGAAAACCCGGAGCGGACGGAAAAACTTACTACACATGGGTAAGGTATGCGGATGATGCCAGAGGAAACGGGATGTCTGACAGTCCGAATGGAAAATATTACATCGGATTTGCCTACAACAAGGAGACTCCGACAGAAAGTAGTGATCCCGCAGATTATCAGTGGACGAAGTATAAAGGGGATGATGGTCAGGACGGTGTTGGAATCGAATCTATTACAAAGTACTACCTCGCATCCGAAAAGAGTACCGGAATCACAATATCCTCTTCTGGGTGGAGCACTACGAAGCAGGACATGACGGACGTAAAAAAATATTTGTGGAGCTACGAAGTTTATGCCTACACAAATGGAACCTCGACCAAGACAACCCCTATTATCATCGGAGTGCACGGGCAGAATGGAGAGGACGGAACATCCGGCATCATCGTGTCTCCCACACCCCCGGAAAATCCAAAAGTAGGACAGCTCTGGCAAACTGCAAGCGGAGAGCCGATTAAAAGATGGGATGGAAGTCGTTGGGTGCTGCATTACGTATCAGTTGAGAATTTGGACGTGCAAACGCTTAGTGCAATTACTGCAAACTTGGGATCAATAAATGCGGGAAAGATAGAGAGCAACAACGGGAACATGCTTATAGATGCTAATTCCGGCAAAATCGTAAGCAAATTGATTGATAATGGAGTTGTCGACAGCACGATGGAACTTAATTCCGCTTCCCTTGCATTTTCCGGTAAGGACTCGGGAGGCAATCCTGCAAATATGACTTTTTCCATGCAGGGGCTTACTTATATAAACCGGAATACCGGAGGACGTTCAAAACTTGTGTTATCAGACGGAGATATATATGCGCAGAACGGAAATAATCCATTAATTGGGTTATCCTCGTACAGAAAATACGATTCAGGGGCAATCAAAGGGCCTTTCATCGAATTAAATTCCTCAAACTTCATGAGAATCGAGCTCATAAGGACTGCTTTTGTTGTAACCTGTACAATTACTATGCAAGCACAGTTTCCGAGAAAGGGACGATTCGAAGATATAGTAGAGACAAGGATACCAAGTGGATATAGACCCGCAATAGATGTATTGTCTTCGATAAGTGAGGTTACCAACGGACAAATATTCGGAACAGGTAGGTACGTGATTAAAAAGGACGGTTTAATAACTATAGATGTGGAAAATAATTTGTATCTTGAAAGAACGCTAACAACTACTTGGATAACGGAAAACTAAGCGGAATTGAGTAAAGGAGTAAAAATGAGGATTTTAAGATTTATAGCAAATGGACAGATGCTTGAGCCTGATCCGGAATGTGATTTTACAGGATTGATCTCCGGAACAGAAGGATATCTACAAGCAGAGTTTGTATTTGATTCCGAGTGGACAGGGTGCCGAGTTGCGGCGTCCTTTTTTAATCTCGGAAAAGAATACCCGACAATCGTAGAAAACGGGAAATGCGAAATCCCAGCAAAAGCATTAGACTTTCAGGATTTTTACGTGCAGCTTACAGGAATTCGGGATGGATACAAGATAACAACAAACAGGAAAATTGTAAGGCAAAGGAGACCGGGAGAATGACAGAAGCGGAGAAATTATTGCAAGAAACAAAGAGTGCAGTTGTCGCGGAAACGCAGACGGAAGATATCTGTGTGATTGACTCCGACCTGAGAATCATCGACATACCGGAACAATTTAAAGTTCTGGGTGTCGAAAACGATAAAGACGTAAAAGTGATGCAGTTTCGGATGCCGAAAGTTTATAAAGGAACAGACTTATCCGCATTTAATATCTCTGTAAACTACCAAAATGCCAGAGGGACGAAAGACCGGTATGTTGTTACGGATAAAAAAGTGTCCGGTGACCAGATCGAGTTTTCGTGGACGGTCGGGAAAACTGCAACTGTATACAGAGGGGACACCCGTTTTATTGTCTGTATGCGTCTCACGGGCTCTGATGGTATAATCCAAAAAGAGTTTAATACCACACTCGCCACAATGACCGTACTGGAAGGGCTGGAAGTTGACAATCCAGTAATCGAACAGGAAGAAAAAGACATTATCGCACAACTGTTGCAGATCGTGGATGACAAATCCAAAGAAGCAGTACAGGCAGTTACAGCAGAGGGTACAAAGCAGATCAAAGCGGTACAGGCTGCAGCAGAAGCGGCGAAGTCAGTAGAAAGTGAATTATCTCAGTCTACCGCAGATGCAGAAGAACTGAAAACGGCTCTGGATCAGGCAGTAGATGGTGTTGCTCAAGATGCAACTGCCGAAGAGATTTTGAAAATCTTACAAAGGAGCGCTGATTATATGGCACAGATTGCTGAGAGTGCGGGAAAGGCTGGAAGTTTGAACGGTTTTGGGCTCAATTTGTTGCAAGATGGGTCCGTGTCATTAACATATTCAAATCCAGACACAGGGGAACTCCAGGGAAGTGCAATATTCCCGAAGGAGAGTACGTTATCTGCTTTGGATCAGGCACTTGCAGAAATGAATGTAAGTTTAAAGAAAATCGCAATCAGCAAAGGAGGAACAGTATAAATGGCAATCGACATTATGACAGAAGGAACGCTTCGCAAAATATTAGAGAAGATACAGTTGCAAAATGCGTATCTGGCGGCAATCGCAGGAGCAGACCCGGGGACAGTGACAATAGACGGGTGGGAAAGCGTATCGGAAATCGTAAGAGCAGGATTGGCACCGAAGATTTTCAATATTGGAGATCAGTTTATTTGTCCCTGGGTGGATAAAGCTACTGAAAAGGCATACAGCTGGGTATGGGATATCGTACACATGGGGCAAGTGACTTTGGAAGATGGAAGAGAAGTTCCCGGGATGTATCTGCAAGCGCATTATCTCACACCGTTTGCTATTCAATTTGACCATGAAGAAAATGAAAGGGCTACAGAGCCTACTTTTTCTGGGGACTATTCATATTACACTAAAAACCCAGACGGTTCATATAAGTTGGAAGAGGTTGTTGTAGGACAGCAAATCCCAGCAGAAAAGGAATACTATCATTCCGCTATCAAGGATACGTATGGCAATATTTGCCGGTGGGGATACAATCGTTGGAGTCATAGCGCAATAAGACAGTGGCTTAATTCTGATTCTGCGGAAAAAGGGAACTGGTGGACTGCACAGCATCTCGGAGACGTTGTGCCGAATGAGCATAACTCAAGAGCTGGATTTTTAAGTGGGTTTGAGCAGGATTTTCTTTCTGTAATTAAGAAAGTAAAAATTCGTACACAGCTTAACACTATTACAGACGAAGAAATCGGAACAGACGAAGAAACGGTTGATTTAATGTTCCTGGCATCGAAAGAACAGGAATACGGAACATTAGAGAGTGGCGTTTACAATGATGATGCCTGGGATTATTACAAAGAGGTTTCTGGATTTGAGAAACCGAATAACGGGAATAGTACAGGACGTATTAAATACCGACTTGATTCACAAATATCAGCCGATTGGCATCGGCTGCGTTCCCCGTTTCGAGGCGCCTCGAGCAACACTTGGAATTGCTACGGCGCCGGCAACCTCGACGACAACAGTGCGAACACCGCTGGGCGTTGCGCCCCGGCTTGCGTAATCGCATAAATCTTTAAAATCCACGCCTCGTAAGAGGCAGTGGAAAAGAAAGGAACACAGAAAAATGTCAGTGCCAGAAGGTAAACGGACAAAATCAAAATTTGAAGTGATTGTAAAAGCTAGAAACATAGTGGTGCATACAATCAAAATAACATCGAATGAAAAGGTATTTCCGAAGCGGTATCGTTGGAGCTTTACCGGCAAGCTGGTAGATGAAACCGTTGATATGTATAAGAATTTATTCTTTGCGAACTCGATTAGAGTTGTGACAAAAGAAGATAAGATTCTGAGAAGGCAATACCAAGTGAAAGCCCTAGCTCAAACGTATAGCATGCTATGAATCCTACAAGGCTCACGCGAGAAGAGGGAATACGTGGAAGATGCTAAACAGATTGGACGAGTTTTACGAAAACTTATGGAAGGAGGACTGACTATGCAGTGGGTAAGATTGGAAGGAAGCTTGCAGGATAAGGTAAAAATCGAAGCTTTAGAAGCACAGCTCGCAGAGCAGAAAGAGAGCGTAGAGCTGTTGAATGCTTGCGTGCTTGAAATGTCAGAACTTGTTTATGCGTAAGATTGTACGCCTTGCAAGAAATTTTATTTTATTAACAACAACGCTTTTGTTATTTGAAAAGGAAGGGAAAAATATGATGGCTAAATTATGGGTAATTGAAATTATGACACAGGAGACTATGGAAGCGGCAAAAGAGGTTTACAACAGAGTACCGCGCTTACTCAAAGAAAAAGTAAAAGCCATTCTGACCGAGTCTGGAATGGGAGAAATTGCAGAATAATGACTAAACTTAAAATTATTGCAAGGTTATGGTCGCACATTACAGACCTGCAATTATATCTTTCCGGCAATCGGAAGAAAAGTCTAGAACAGATAGAGAAAGAACTGGATGTTACAGAAATGTTTTGCCGGCCGTACGTAGACACAGATGATTTAAATGGAGCAGAGTAGGGGACGAAGTCATGGAGATTAGGGCAAGACCGTGTTGGTCTTATTTTTATACTTTAAAACTGGAGGAAAGACATGACAGAAAATGAAGTAGAAGTGAAACTTGCAGAGCACGGAAAAGAAATCGGCTCTCTAAAGCACCGAATGAAAGAAGCAGAGGACGTTGTGAATGTGGTGCACCAGCTGGCACAGGAAATGGTTGGATTGACCAAGGAGGTTGGATTTATGAACCAGACCCTTGTGCAGCTCACTGCAAAGGTTACGCACCTTGAGGAGACACCAGCTAAGAGATGGGATGGGGTTGTTACCGCTCTCATTGGAGCTATTATCGGTGCAGTAGCAGCAATGCTTTTTTAAGGAGGTAGAACCATGAAAAAAATTAACTGGATTGTAAGAATCAAAAACAAGGCATTTTGGGTTGCACTGATCCCGGCACTGTTGCTGTTGGTACAGGCAATTGCGGCAGTGTTTGGGCTTAACATCAACCTTGGAGACCTTGGGGATAAGCTATTAACCGTAATCAATGCGCTCTTTGCAGTGCTGGCGATCCTCGGTGTAGTGGTAGACCCAACAACACCGGGAACAGGAGATTCGGAGAGGGCACTTACATATAAATAGATTCAGGAGAGCTTGGAAACAGGCTCTCTTTTATTATGCAAGGAGGTGAGAACATGAGCGAACAGAACGAATTTGGAAGAACAACAGTAGAGGAACTGGAAAAAGCATTTGAGACAGAAGAACAGGAGGAAGAACAGGAGGAGAAATAATGAGTATTTGTAGAGGAATTGCCGGCAGGAGAGGTAAAAATCCTGTCGGTATTTTTATTCATAATGGGGCAGACGGTCAGAATGCTACGACAGCGTATTACAGGAATTACTTACAAAACGCAAACTTGGAAAATGGATTTGCTCATTATTATGTGTGCAGCGATGGAATCTTACAGGCGGAAGATGACGAAAATTGCGCTTGGCACTGCGGATACTTGAACGGAAATCTCAATTTCTTGAGTATAGAGGTCTGCCAGAGCATGGGGGACTTGGATACCTTTAAGGCGAACGAAGAAAAAGCATTGCAGTTAGCAGCGCAGAAATGTAAGCAGTACGGAATTACACCAAGTGCAAGCACGATTATGTTACATCAGGAGGTGTTTGCCACTGCTTGTCCGCACAGATCAGTGGAGATTCACGGTGGTGCGACAGCGACAAAAACGTATTTTATTAAGCGTATCAGCGAACTGATGAATGGAAATCAAGTCGCAACAGAAGATCAGGAAGGAGAAGAGACTATGCAGTGTATGTTTACAGTAGAAGGAAAAGGATGTGTTTATTGGATGCATGATGGAGTTGTGACAGCTTTAGCACATCCAGACGAGTTAAAAATCATTCAGCAGGTCTATAAGGATAACTTTGGGCATGATATGCCATGCTACAGTTGGGGCAAAAATGCACCATGGCATGTGAGACTGATGAACCCATTGTATCGTGAACCGGTTAAATCTATTTAA